TTGAGTGATGAAATAGTAAAAGTTGAAACACCGGTACCGGTTGAGAAAAGGCCCGTAAGAAAGACTAATTATTTTAAGACTTTATATGACATTGACGTGTCTAGTAAAGTCTCAGATAAGAACGGTCTTTCGTATTTGTCATGGGCAAGTGCTTGGGCAGAGGTTAAAAAGAAATTTCCCGATGCTACATATTGCGTATATGAAAATCCTGACGGCAGATTTTGGTTCGATGACGGTAAAACGGGCTGGGTAAAAACAGGCGTAACAATTAACGGAATTGAGGCAATCGAAAGACTTCCTATTATGGATCATAGAAACAAAGCGATAGAGGCTGAGAATATTAAATCTACAGATGCAAATAAGGCTGTACAGCGTTCTATTACTAAAGCTTGTGGTAGACATGGACTTGGACTTTATCTATACGAGGGCGAAGACTTGCCAGAAGCTACAAATCAGCTTAACGATATGAACCGAGCAAACTTTGAGCTTGCATGCAATATCAGCAAGCAGAGCGGTGAATTAAAAACCATGGTCGGTGATACGGTTAGAAAGTTTATTGCTTCAGGTAATCCAAATCACATAAAATCAATAGAAGAGTCTGAGGCTTTACATAACGAACTTGAAAAACTTAAAAGGACTAATTGTTAAGCGGTTTATTTTATAGACAAAAGTGTAAATAAGTGGACAAATGTATGATTACATTTCTTGTTCACACTTGCTTAGCAACAGGTTTCAAGCCTCAGTGACTGCTGTTATCGAAAGATATGTTGCAGATACGAACTGCGTTAGAGAAAAGGTTAAAGACACACCTTCAGATGTGCTCGTCAGTCTGAAGCTCTGTGAGTGCCAATCAAGAAACTATGCTAATGTCCTGCATAGATAACAGAGAAACACATATGCCCTCTCCGACATTGGCAAGACGAAAATTACTCCGAAAGGAAGGTATCCAGAGATGGAAAATAGAATTGAATATTGTTTTGTGGTTGATAAAAACAATCGGCCATTAACACCGACAAAAGTGAATAAGGGCTGGTATCTGGTCAGAAAGAGCAGAGCTAAATTAAAAAGCAAATATCCTATGGTGATACAATTAGAAAAAGAAGTTAAATCTGATGAAGACGATGAAAGTCATATAGTTTGCGGCATAGATGACGGCTCCGCTCATGTTGGTCTCGCCATTGTCCAGAAATGTCCTACCAAAAACAAAGTGGTTTTTAAAGGAACAATTGAGCAACGCCAGGATGTAAAGCATCTCATGGATGTAAAACGTGGACATAGACGTTATCATCGTTATCATAAAAGATACAGGCAAGCCAGATTTAATAACCGTTCATCTTCTAAAAGAACTTGTAGATTAGCGCCAAGTATCAAACAAAAGAAAGACGCTATTTTAAGGGTATTATATCAGCTTAATAAGTGGGTTAATATTCAGGAATATCATCTTGAAGATGTTTGCATAGATATTCGTGCATTGACAGATGATTATAAACCTTATAGATGGCAGTATCAGAAATCTAACCGTTTGGATGAAAATTTAAGAAAAGCGACTATCCTGAGAGATGAATGCAGATGTCAAGAATGCGGAAAATCCAATTGTGTATTAGAAGTACACCATATCAGGGCAAGAAAATATGGTGGAGCAGATACCATTGGAAATCTGATTACACTTTGCTCTGGCTGCCATCAGAAAACAGAAGGTAGGGAACGGGATTTTGAAGACAGGTATTTTAATATGATTAAATCTAAACCAAAAAGATTTGATTATGCAATGTATGTGATGCAGGGGAAAACTTATTTAAGAGAAAAGATTTCTGAATTGGGTTCATTACATCTGACCAATGGTGGTGAAACTGCTAATAAACGTATTGAATGGAATATGGAAAAATCCCACGGCAATGATGCCATATGTGTTACAGATTGTATTCCTGATAATTGTGATGTGAAAGAATGGATTATTAAACCAATGAGAAGGAAATCAAAGGCGAAAACTAATAATTTGTTAGGAATTAGGCATAGAGATTTAGTTTCTTATACATATAAAAACGGAGAAACTCATACAGGATACGTTACTGCTTTATATCCAGAACAATTGGTTTTAAATTTTCAATCAAAAACTAAACATTGCAAGAAAGTAAATGCACGAAAATGCAGATTACTTTGGAAATTTAATAAAATTTATTGGTTAGAACAATGTGTATAATATTACACATTTGTCTATAAATAAACACATTTTATAAAGGAGTGTTAGCAAATGATTTTTATTACAGAATCTTATGGAACAGTTTTCGAGCCAAAAGTTGAAGAAAAGGTAGTTAGGGCAAGGTACTCGACTTCCGAGAAAAACCAGAATGGTGATTACATAAACTCGTCATGGAACATTGTTTTTCTTGGCGGCGCTCTTGAAAAAGCAAAGCAGTTAAAAGACCGTCAGAGAATTCATATCAATAAGGCAAAGCTTACTAATCGTTCCTATAAAGACAAGGAAGGCAATTCAAAATGGTGGATGCAGATTACAGCTTTTGATTTCGACATTTTAGAACACGGAACGAAGAGTAATAACAATAACACTACCGACAAGACTGTCAATAAAACTAAGCAGGCTGATAAGCCACAAGAGATCGATGAGGACGACCTCCCATTCTAATCAAATAATCATTACTACAGGTAGTCTATTAATTTAGACTACCTGATTTCTTTTTTAGGAGGTAATAAAATGGCAGAAATAATAAATAATGAGCTTGCACAAGAGTTTGAAAGTTTGCTTTTATCGACCCATAGAGAGGGAATAGATAAACTGATCGCTTATCTTAAACTCAAGACAGATTTCTTTTCTGCGCCTGCAAGCACAAGATTTCATTCCTCGTGCCCAGGCGGTCTGCTACAGCATTCTATGAATGTATACAAAATGTTGGAGACAAAAAGCCAAACAGAGACTTGGAAATCTACGCTATCGAGAGAAGATACTATAATTATTGTATCCTTGCTCCACGATATTTGTAAGGCGAATTTCTATGCTGTTGAAATGCGCAACCGTAAAAATGAAGATGGTGTATGGGAGAAATATCCGTTTTATATTATCGACGACAAGAACCCTTATGGACACGGTGAAAAGTCGGTAATGATGATTATGGAGTTTATGAAGTTGACAGCGGAAGAAAAATATGCAATACGTTGGCATATGGGTTTTTCGGAACCAAAAGAAAACTATAATGCTCTGGGTAAAGCTATGGAATATTACCCTATTGTCGTAGCATTACATGAAGCCGATTTAGAGGCAACATATTTACTTGAATCTGGTGTTGAAAAATAATGAAAGAGAAAGTTTATTGTTGCAGATATGCTCACTGTAAATTTGCAGATAAAAAACTTCCAGCCAACAAAATGATATTGAGCAAAGGGCTATATTATCATAGAGAATGTTTTGCCGAACGAGAAAATATAAACAAAATTATTAAGCTCTATATTGAAATAATAGATCCCTCTGTTGTTGTCAAACAGTTGCGTGGGGCAATTAATAATATAGTATTTGATAAGAACGTTGACAGCGGATATCTATTATTTGCTTTACAATATAACCTCAAGATGAAAATAAAGAATATAAAATCACCTTATGGTTTACACTATCTGATTAACGATAGAAGATTCAAGGAAGCGTATGATAGATATAAAGATGAGAAAAATTCTGTTTCTATAAAATTGCCTTATGATAATATCTCGACATCATCTACCACCTTTAAATCAAAGCCGCCAAATAAAAAAGGCTTTAATAAAATTCTTAAGTAAAGGGGGTATGCAGTATTAGAACAGCTCTTTATGACAAAGAAGCAGAAAGTGGTATTGTTGCCACACTTGTACATCACCCCGAATTTATTATGCAAAGCGACCATTTGAAGCCAAATCATTTTTACAATAAAGAAAACGGATGTATTTATTGGGCTATTCAGGAGCTTTATAAAAAGGGTATTGACAAGATAGATGCCTTTAATATTGAGAGTATGATTAATACCAATCAGGCAGTTAAACGTATGACCGAAAAATTTAACGTAAAAGATATGCAAGAATTTATTGAACTGAGTTCTACAATATCACGATCGTCTTCTTCGGAATACAATATGCTTGTTAATAAAGTAATGGAGTTTGCCTTTAAACGTGAACTTCACGGACTGTTATCTAAATTATCTGGGGAATGTTACAATGACGAAATAGACTTAGAACAACTTAATAATAAGGTATATAAGTCCATCGGCGATATCACCGAGAAGTTTTTGGCAACAAACTCGGTTGAAATCTTTGGTGATAAGATTGGAGAATTGTGGGACGAGGTACTCCAAAGACGTACAGACAATGGTATGTTCGGATTGCCGTCAAAATTTCCTACTATCAATAATTATTTCACCTATGAGACAACGGAATTAGTTTTGCTAAAGGCGAGAATGAAAATGGGCAAAAGTTGTTTTATGATGAACGAGGCAATTCACAAGTTAAGAATGGGAATTCCAACTGTGTATTTTGATACGGAGATGGCAGACAGACTATTCCTAGAACGAATGATAGCTAACATTTCAGGTGTAGAATTAAAGAAAGTTAAAAGTGGGCTTTACAATGAAGAGGAAAGTGCCAAGATAGAAGAGGCAAAATCTTGGATACAGGAACAGCCATTTGTACATATTTATAATCCGCAGTTTACCAATGAAGAAATCTATGCAATATGTAATATCCTTAAATATAAAATTGGCTTACAATTTGTAATTTTTGATTATATGAAAGGCAACACACTTGACTCGTCAGCACTGTATAACGAACTAGGCGGTCGTTGCGATTTCTTAAAAAATGAAGTTGCGGGAGTTTTGGAGTTAGCCGTTCTTGCGGCCTGTCAGTTAAATAGGCAGAACCAAGTTGCCGATTCTGATAAGCTTGAAAGATACGCTTCGGTAAGTATGTCATGGCGTAATAAAACAAGTGATGAAATTATCATGGACGGTGAAGAGTGTGGAAACTACAGACTCAACATATCTTTAAACAGACTTGGCGAGCAAATGGACGACAGCGAATATATAGACTTTGTGTTTGACGGTTCAAAGATGCGTATAGACGAAACAGAAAAACAGCATGCCACAGCTATGGAACCGTTTTAATAGAGGAAATTATGAAGAAAGATATAAGTCCTGAAACTATTGCAAATATAAAGTCAAATATACGGATAGAGGATTATATAAAACAATACGTAGATCTTAAGCAAGTCGGCACAACGCTTGTGGGGTTATGTCCTTTTCATGATGAAAAGACACCTTCGTTTAAAATTGACACAACTAAAAACCGTTATCACTGCTTCGGCTGCCATGCATCTGGCGATCTTATCGCCTTTATTCAAATGTTTCATAAGACTTCATATCAAACCGCAGTAGACATGGCGGCCGACTTTGGTAATATTTCTGTTGTGAGGCAACAAGTCTCTGACACAATTAAAGTATTTAAAGAATACAAACCAATCAAACGTGCGAAACCATTTGTCCATCCCATACTTGACATGGACGTTTATAATCAGTACGATAAACGCCCAATTAAACTATGGGAGGAAGAGGGGATAAATTCAAAAACAATTGATGCGTATAACATTCGATACGATACATTGCGTGATAGGATTGTTTATCCAGTGTACGATTTGCATGGTAACCTCATAAACGTAAAGGGTCGCACAATTTATGAGGAATATAAAAAATTAAATATTCCGAAGTATATTAATTACTATAAAGTTGGCTGTATGGACTATTTGCAGGAATTAAATAAGGCACAAAAGTATGTAAAAGAAAAAGGCGAAATGATTATATTTGAGGGCATTAAATCCTGTATGAAAGCATTTCAACTAGGAATGCGAAATCAAGTCGCCGCAGAAACTTCGGCATTAACATACGAACAGATCAAATTAATATTAGGATTTCATTGTGATGTGGTTATTGCTTTTGATAAAGATAAAAAACTTGAGGATTATTATAATGACAACATGAAGTTGTTGTCACGATTTACTAATCTTTATTATATCAATGACACAAAAAATTTGCTTGGTGATCCTAGTGAAAAGAAATCCCCGATAGACAATGGCTTGCAAGTATGGGAAGAACTATATAGCAGTAGAGAAAGGGTGATTGATTGAACGGATATGATTTTATTCTTGATGATTTAAACTGGAGCTTTAGCAATTTAAAAACATTCACTCAATGCCCATTTGAGTGGAGATTAAAATATCTTGACGCCGAAGAAGGTATTGAGAATATTTATGGGCAATTTGGTACAGTTTGTCACAAAGTCCTTGAAAACTTCTTTACAGGTAAGTGTTCTGTTGAAAATATGAAAAATCAGTTTGAGGTACTTTTCCGCAAATCCGTTATACTAAACGGCTCACGAGATGAGGAAAGAGCCGAAAAACTGCATCAAATCGGTATTTTATACTTTTCCAATTTCAGCAAACAAATGTTCCCTATAAAACGTGTCGTTGGCGTTGAAAAAAAGATTGATTGTGATTTTCATGACAAAAAATTTATAGGCTTTATCGACCTCGTATATATCGACAACGATGGCCGACTGGTTGTTCTTGACCATAAGACTGCCGAAAGTCCTCTAAACAAAAATGGCAGTATCAAGAAAGCCAAAATTAAGGATTATGACTTTTACAAAAAGCAGCTATACATTTATTGCATGGGGATAAAAAAGTTATACAATCGTTATCCAGATAAGATCGGTTGGAACTTTATACGAAGCGGTGATTTACATATCATAGATTTTAATAAAGAAGACTATGAAGAGTCTTGTGAATGGGCTATGAATGTTATAGATAATATTTATGATACCGATAAATTCCAAAAGAACGAACAATATTTTTATTGTAACAATTTATGTCGCTTTAGAAACATTTGCTATACGATTGATGAGGAGGAATTATTCTGAAGAATTATACCCCGTTTCATGTTCACTCTGATTTATCAAATGGCGTAACAAATATTGATAGCACAACAAAGTATATTGATTATGTAAATCAGGCGAAAGAACTTGGCATGAAAGCTTTTGGATTTGCAGAACACGGCTCGGTTTTTGAATGGGTTCATAAAAAGAATTCAATTGAAGAAGCGGGCATGAAATATATCCACGGTTGTGAATGTTATCTTACCGCAGGCATTGAAGAAAAAATTAACGACAATTATCATGTTATTCTTATTGCTAAGAATTTTGATGGCAAAAATGAATTAAACGCTTTGGTGTCCAGTTCCTTTAATAGAAAGGACGGACACTTTTATTCTAAGCCAAGAATCACAATGGACGAGCTTATTAATACGAGCGACAACATTATTGTAACTTCGGCTTGCCTTGGTGGTATTCTACATGGTACTAATGAAGACCTGCGTGATAGATTTATCGGGTTTCTAAAGAATAATAAAAACCGTTGCTTTTTGGAAATACAGCATCATCCATTTGCTGAACAATGCGACTACAACGTTGAACTTGCGTTTTTGTCTAAAACAATTGGCGTTCCGCTCATTGCGGGAACTGATACTCACAGTATTGATGAGGAGCATGCGGCAAGTAGAGCCATATTGCAAAAGGCTAAAAAAGTGCATTTTGAAAGTGAAGACCAGTGTGACCTCGTTTTTAAATCATATGATGAGTTATGTGAAGCCTATGAAAAGCAGGGGGCTTTACCTCCGAATGTTTATCTTGAAGCCATTGAAAACACCAATGTTCTCGCCGATATGATTGAACCATTCACTCTTGATAAAGGATATAAGTATCCAGATTTATACGACGATCCCGAAAAGGTTTTTAAACAAAAAATTTATCAGGGCATCAAAGAACGTGGTATTGATAAATATGACAACTATGACGAATACATTCAAAGAATTAAGGAAGAAATTGAAACATTCAAACATAATAATGCGATAGATTTTATGCTACTTGACGAAGACTACAAACGTCATTGTCGTGAAATCGGTATCGGTTATGGCCCCGCAAGAGGTAGCGTCTCGGGAAGTGTCGTTGCGTATTGTTTACACATTACCGATATTGATAGCATAAAGGAGCATTTAAACTTCTCAAGGTTTATGAATGTCGAACGTGTTTCTTTGGCTGATATCGACACAGACTTTTATGAGAAAGATATTCCAAAGGTAAAGGATTACCTCTACAACAAAGAAAAATTATTCTGTTGTGATATAATTACTTTTAACACCGTGGCTTTAAAAGGTGCAATTCGTGATGTAGGTCGTGCTTTAGAAATACCTCTTGATACAGTGGCTGACATATGCAAAAGACTTGATGCTGATTACGAAAAACTAAAAGAAGAATATCCAGAGTTGTTTAGGTGGGCGGAGTCAATTAGCGGCACTATAGTATCCGTGGGAAATCATCCAGCAGGTGTTGTGGTTTCGCCGTTTCCACTTAATGATTGGTTTGGAACTTTTACAAGTAGCACTGATGAGTATCCTATATCACAGATTAATATGAAAGAGGTCGAGTCGCTGAATTTTGTTAAGCTTGATTTACTTAGACTTGACAATGTTGGTGCGATTAATGAAGCTTGTGATTTGGCACACATTGAAAGATTAAATCCTAACAATACACCAGACGACATAGAGGTTTGGAAAGATATTAGAGATGATACAACTTGTATATTCCAATGGGAATCCGAGTCGGCTTCTAGGTATTTAAAACAACTTTTTAGTGATGAAACAATTAAGCGGATTAAAGAAGTAAACCCGAATATGACGTATATGGATTTACTTTCTGTCGGTAATGGAGCTATTAGACCAGCGGGCGCATCATATAGAAATGATTTAGCTAAAGGTGTGTTTCACGATAATGGTCATGAAGCCTTGAATGAAATGTTGAAACCAACGCTTGGATTTTTAGTTTACCAAGAACAAGTTATAGAGTTTCTTCATAGATTTTGCGGTTATTCAATGGGACAAGCTGACATAGTACGACGTGGATTTGCAAAGAAAACTGGTACGGAAAAATTTATTCCAGATATCAAAGCAGGTTTTATAAAAACCATGAAAGAAAAATATAACACCTCAGAAGAAAAGAGTGAGGAGCTTATTGTAAACTTTCTACAAGTTATTAAAGATGCTTCAGAATATCTTTTCTCCGAAAATCATGCTAAACCATATTCATGGATAGGTTATATTTGTGGATATCTGCGACATTATTATCCGTTAGAATTTTTAACAGCGGAACTTAATGCGTTCGATGACGATATTGAAAAGACGATATCAATAACAAACTGTGTACGCAATAGAGGTATTAAACTCTGTGGTGTAAAATTTAGAAAGTCAAAAGATAAATATTTCTGTGACCGTGATACAAATTCAATTTATAAGGGATTAATGTCGGTTAAAGGATTGGGGCAAGGCATCGGTGACAACTTGTATACTCTTAAAGATAAAAAGTATGTCAACTTTGCCGAGCTTCTCGTTGACCTATACGAATTGAAAATTGGAAGAGGCGCTATCGACATATTAATCAAGCTTGACTACTTTAAAGAGTTTGGCGACGTAGGAAAATTACTTGCGATCTGTGAGTATTATTACTCTTTAAGAAAACGCAGTACGCTTAAAAAGTCAGAGTTAAATGAACAGCAATTAAAAGTTGCAAGTGCATGCGCAGGTAAAGAAACGGCAAAACAGTTTTCAAATGTAGACATAAACAAGTTTATAATTGAGACCGCAGAATATGTTACTCCATGCGAGTTCTCACTCAAAGAAAGAATGGATACTGAGTATGAACTTTTGGGATATGTTGACTATGTAAATCCAAAGCTAGATAAGGTGGTTTATATTTTAGATATAAATACACGTTATTCACCGTTGGTTACAATGTATTCGCTTTCTAAAGGGCAGATTACACAGGCAAAACTAAAGAAGAAAATCTTTGAATACAACAAAATTGCCGAAAAGGATTTAATTAAAATTGATAGATTTGAAAAGAAAAATAAAACTCGATTTGATAACGGCAAGTATATAGCCATTCCAGGTACCGTGGAGTGGTGGATTAATTCATATAAAAAGGTGGTGATTTAGACGCTTATTGAAGATTATAAATTCAATGATATAGAGGCAAAAGAACTTTTGAAAATGATGGTCGTTCTTATAGATACAAGAGAAAAGAAGAACGATCATATAACCGAGTATTTTGACAAGCATAAAATTGCATATGAGAGGCGTGCTTTAAGTTGCGGAGATTATAGCTTTTATATAAAGGCTAATCAAGAGTTGGCTATACCAAGAGATTTATATTTTGATAATCAGATTTATGTAGAACGCAAAGCAAGCTTGGATGAGCTGGCGATTAATTTTACAAAAGAGCGAAAGCGCTTTGAAGAAGAATTCGCAATCTCAAAGGCGAAGACAAAATATCTTTTTATAGAGAATGCCAATTACTTTGATTTGGTGAATAGCAATTATAGGTCTGAATATAATTCAAAAAGTTATCTCGGATCATTGCACAGTTTTAATCATAGGTATGGGTTGCAAATCGTGTTCATGCCAGATAAACGTTATACACCAATTTACATATTAGGAACTTTTCAATACTATTTGAAAAACCTAATAAAATAATTCTATTTAAGGAGGAATTGTGCAATGAAATTAAAGAAATGCCAATTCGATTCAATCACACCTTGTCAGAATAAGGGGGACATATGTCTCCGCACTTGTAGTGAAAGGGCGACATATAACAAGGTTGTCGATGAAATGATCGAAAAGTTGAAGACATTAAAACTTCCATTGGAAGACTCTAATGTGCCTTTACCAAACAATTTTGTTGGATGTGGTGAAGTTAGTGACGAACAGGAACCATTTGACGACGAGGAATATGACGAAGATTATGACGACTTCGACGATGACGGATGTAATGAATGATAAGACGGGGCTCAGCCCCGTTACATAAAAAGGACAAATATGAAAAGAAAAGAGCAGGACAAAATAATTGAGGCATATACAACACAACTCAAACGAGCACGCCAGATTGGAATAGGTATAGGCGTGAAAACAATATGTCAAGTTGTATATGATATAATTAATGATAAGAGTAAAAATGAAAAAGAAAAGCTTCAAGATATCTGTGATGTTGTGAAGCAACCTATAAAGTAATGATAGCGTACCTTAATGGTGCGCTATTTTTTTGAGGTGATTGCAATTCAATACTTAGGTGGAAAATCACGAATTTCAAAGCAAATTTCGGAGGTAATAATCGATGAGATATCAAGGTGGAAAGAGCCGAATAGCAGCCTCGATTGCGTTAGCAATCGAGAGAGAGAGAGAGAGAGAGAGAGAGAGTAACGGGCGCTTAATTAGCTTGTTTTGTGGAAGTTGTGCGGTCGAGTCGAAGTTGGCACCGCATTTCAAAAGTGTCATTTGTAATGACAATCATAAATATTTGGTTGCACTATGGCAGGCGTTGCAGGATGGATACGAATTGCCAGAAGTTATTTCCGAGCAGGCTTATAAATCAATAAGAGAACACAAAGACGATAACCCAGCATTAACGGGGTTTGTGGGGTTTGGATGTTCCTTCGGCGGCAAATTCTTCAGTGGTTATGCCCGCAACAAAACGGGTACTAATTATGCGGCACAAAGCAAACGTAGCATATTAAAGGACTTTGCTAATTTGCAGAACGCCACATTCACTTGTAATGATTATAAAGATGTGGTTATTCCCACAGGTTCGGTTGTATATGCCGATCCTCCATACATTAATACAACGGGTTATACGTCTGGAAAATTTAATTCGGAAGAATTTTGGAGTTACATGAGACAGATTGGAAAAGACAATCAGGTTTTTATATCTGAGCTTGAAGCGCCAGACGACTTCGTTTGTGTATGGGAAAGACCATTTACTCGAACATTGGATAGAAATAAAAATAATCAATTCAAGGTAGTTGAAAAACTTTTTACATATAAGGGATAGTTATTAATTTTATAGTAACGAGGTGATTATTGTTAGTAATTCGGATATAATAACGGCTTTTTTAAATTTGATAATTCAATCTGAAAACGAATATCAGTTTGCCTTAGAACTACAAAGAACCGAAGAAAAGAAAACACAAGATGTTTTACATATGCTGGAGCTTGATAATCTTAATTATAAAGAGCGTGCAAAGCTAGCCACACAGCTTAAGAATATTCGTCAAAAGCGTAGGCGGTATAAAGACGAAGTTGAAGAATTAGAATGTATAGTTCAATTTAAAAAGGAAAATAAGAACCTCGTTAATTTACTGACCCAGCTTTTAGGTAAGCAGCGAAAGGTTGAAAAGAGTCATACGGACAGGCATTATACACTAAAGGTGTTGAAAAGATGTGAACAGTAAAAAATGATTTTAAAATCATCAATAGATTACGAATGGTAGGTGGAAGCGATGTTTAAATCGGCTCAATTATATAAAGAAGAGCTTAACCAGAAATATATTGAAACTTGGTACCAACCAAAGTATATGTATTATAGTGGTGCCGGCAACAGGGAAATATCAATTGCCGAAAATAATTTTGACAGGCACGACTTTGTGTGTGTTAATGATAAAGGCGAAGTAACGGGGTATTTCTCATATCATATCAATTGGATAACAAAAAGTATAGACAGCCTTGGACTCATTTCATTTATCAACAATAATATAATCCTGATAAATGATGTCATTAAGCATTTGATATATTTGTTGGATCATGTAGGGATTAATAGAATTGAGTTTTGGGCATATGCAGATAACCCCGCTGTCGATGGCTACGAAAAATTAGTAAAAAAATTCGGTGGCGAACGCATAGCGACTTTACATCAGGTAGAAATGTTGTCCGATGGCAAACTCCATGATATGTGTGTTTTTGAGATATTACATAAAAATTCAGAAATTGCAAGGAAACATTTTTTCAAAGACAGTACAAATACGCATTAAGGAGTAAAATGGTAATGAATTTATTACAAGAGACAATAGAAAGACTTGAACGCAATGGCAAATCCCCAGCCGATGTATGGTGGGTAGGAATAAAAGATGCAACCTATTATAGTTGGGCTGATTTTAAAAAACAGGCGAAACACATTAGTTACGACAATGGTTTTGGTTGCGCAGAAATTGCCGCAGATTTAGTTGTCGTAGGAAAAGACTTTTGGCTTGAACGTGAGGAATATGACGGTTCTGAGTGGTGGAATTTTAAGATCTTTCCGACAAGACCAATTAATAAATCCAATGAATTAAAAATACTTGATTATCATGTGTGTACATATTAAAACGGCTTCGCTGTGCATTTATAAACATCGTTAATTCAAACAGAAAGGAAAGAAAAAATGTGGAGATTGTATTGGCGTATAACTGATGGCTATTGGAAAGATGATTTGTGTAGTCCAGATAATATTTTACATTTTTGGCTTCACATTCCACAGGTAATAAAGATATTTAAAAACAACAAAAATGAGAAAAACTCTGAAAAACTCTTGGCTTTATTATATATCGCACTGTGTATGGCGTTGGAGCCATTGCAGTTTATTGTTTATTATTCATTATTGCCATTTCAGATTTTTTCTGAATGGTTTTGTAATTTGGGCAAAGATTAATAAAATGGAAGTTTTATTTACAGAAAGAGGTAGAATATGATAACGAAAGAGGAGATTTTGAAAGCAGTAAAGCACTGCACAGAAACAGGAGGTATTTGTGAAAATTGTCCGTTTCGTCTTAATGAAATAAATTGCGAACTTATCTTCGCCAATTACATAAAAGAAAATGAGTCCAAACCTATAAATGAAAACACATCTTCGGCAGAAAGCAATACTAACACTATTTGCGAAAATGCCCAAATAACTGATGTGTCATTGGGAATAGACGAGCACTGTTGTCTTACATTTTTATAGCACTTAAAGGGTCGGGATGGGGAGCTGGCTTTGGCGGTTATAACTTAGCTTTTTTCAATGGAACAACATTTAAAGGTTCTGAAAAGGGACTTGAAGCACTTGCAAGAATTATGGATGTTGTGGGCGTTTCAAAATGGGAAGATATAAAAGGTCATTATGTTAGAGTAAAACAGGAAGATAGATTAGTTGTTGGAATAGGAAATATCATTGAAGATAAATGGTTTGAATCGAGAGAGTTTTTTAAAGGAGATTGAAAATGAGTAAAAAAAATATACATGACTTGCCAACACGCTGTATAGATCCTGTCACGAAGTGCTGTCAGGATTGCGCTTGGGGATATCGTGAATATGGCGATGACGTGGAATGCTCTGCCGACCTAGCAGGCTGTTACTTTGAAAGTGGCTGTACGTTGGGTTTTGATAAGGGCAGACCCGAGGATGCGCCAACAGATGAAGAACTGCAAAAGTTTGATGAATGGATGGAAAGCCATGGGTCGATAATGGCAGTTTTTCCTTACGAGATAAGATTCACGGATAAAATCTTTAAAGAGTATATGAATGAAGGCAGTGACAGCAATGACGGTTGAGCAATACAAAAAATATAAAGAGGTTGAAGAGGAAATAAGACCTCTAAAGACATTTTTAAAAGGGTTTTGCACTCGTTCCAGTTCTTGTCCAACTTTGATTTTTACAAAGCCAAAGTTAAAATTTAAAAGAAGGCAGACTTGCGTTCCAGACGTTTGCGAGATTGAAATTTCTTATGCATTACAAAGTCGAATATTAGAAGTTATTGGGCAGTATATTGACGAGAAAGAGAAAGAACAGAAAGAACTATAAAGGAGGAAATGCAATGAGCAAAACGGTATCAGGCGAGGAGCTTGAAAAGATAAACGGCTATGCGAGAGAGCCGCTCACGGAGGACAAGGTCTTTGTTTTCAGGGTGGCGCTTTGTGACAATGACATTGACAGAGATGGTGAAAAGTTTTCATCAGGCGCTTTGGAGAAGCTTGCGGAGCTTTTTAAGGGCAGAACGGCTATTTTCGACCATGACCCTAAAAGCTCAAAGCAGACTGCCAGAATATTCGACACTTGGGTGGAAACTCTGCCTGAGAAAACTACGACAGACGGAGAAGTCTACCGCAGGCTTATGGCAAAGGCTTACATGGTGCGAACTGGTTCTAACGGCGACCTTATAAGCGAGATTCAGGGCGGAATAAAAAAAGAAGCATCCATTAGCTGTACCATGGAAAAGAAGCTTTGCTCTGTATGCGGAGAGGATATGCACAAGGGCGGCTGTGACCATTAAAATGGCGGCGAATACGGCGGTAGGCCGTGTTATCACATTCTTGACGAGCCGCTTGAAGCTTTCGAGTGGTCGTTTGTGGCAGTGCCTGCGCAGGTGCAAAAAAATGGCACTAAAAGTTTGGTAATAAGGAGAGAGACAATGCGAGAAATACTATTTAGAGGGAAACGTGTAGATAATGGTGAATGGGTATATGGCTATTACGTTCTCAGAAAACGTCCGTACTTTAAGGACAAAGGGGGTAATGTTGAACATCTTATTTACGACAATATGGAGATTGAGGACAATGACTATAAGCAGTTTGTTGATACAATGCCAATTTCTTATGTAGTAGACCCTAAGACTATCAGCCAATACACAGGGCTAACAGACAAGTATGATAAGAAGATTTTTGAAGGAGATATAATTAACGTAACTCCTGATATCACTAATAGACTTATGGATGTAAGGTGGAATGATGAAACACTTTCTTGGGAACTGACGGATGTGGGTACTCCAGCATTTGGAATAAATCATACTTTTAATACGATTGATCTTGCAGAACTTGAAGTCGAATCTTGCTATGGTGAACGTATCTCTTTTATCGTTGGCAACATTTATGACAATCTTGAACTATTAAAAGCCGATAAAGAAAAGTTAAAAACAAATTACTTCTAGGTGGTATTATGGATAAACAAAAATATATAAAATCGCCGCTCAATTATGTGGGTGGCAAATACAAGCTCTTATCGCAGATACTGCCATTGTTTCCGAAAAACATTAATACTTTTATTGATTTATTTGGTGGTGGTTTTAATGTTGGAATTAATGTTCCTGCAAAAGAGGTTATTTATAATGATTTGAATTTGCCTGTAGTGCAAATACTTGAATACATACATAGAAATAAGACCGACAAAATTCTTAGTGAAATAGATAAGATGGTTGAGCAATATGATTTGTCAAAGACTAATAGGGAAGGGTATTTGAAACTCCGCAACCAGTTTAACGAATCGGAATTTAAACAGCCCATTATTTTATATGTGCTAATTTGTTACGCCTTTAACAATCAAATTCGTTTTAATTCAAAAGGCGAATTTAACATGCCATTTGGAAAAGACAAAAGTAGCTTTAACCCTACATTAAGAGAAAGGTTCATAGAATTTTCGGAAGCAATCAGCAATAAAGACTGTAAGTTTACCAATGCCGATTTTCGTGAGTTCATCGGTGTAGCATTTGGTGAGAATGATTTTCTATATTGCGATCCCCCGTACTTTAATTCTACGGCAACCTATAATGAAAATGGCGGTTGGACTATGACAAACGAGGAAGATTTACGGAGTATGCTTGCAACCTCGAATGTGAAATGGGCATTATCAAATAATCTGAAAACAAACCTGACGTTAAAGAATTGGGCAGAAGACCACGGTTATAAAATCCACTATCTAAGCACCAGTTACGGAAATTGTAATTACCAGAAAAAAGACAAGACAAAGGATATAGAGGTCTTAATTACGAATTATTAAGAAGAACAAATTTTAATATTTTTAACCAAGAAAAGAATGGTGCAAATAAGATGTGCGCAAGAAAAGAGAATATTGGAGGGTTACAATGATCTTTATGGGTTTTGATTATCTGAAGATTGACGATAAAGGCAGAGTGAAATTAAAAGTATATCCATTCAAATGTTATAACAAACCATCCATTAAAAAGAAAACTCGAAAGCAATTAATTGCTGAGAGGATTGCCCCTCCTTTTTATATTGGTATGAACATGAAAATGCAAGTGTCACGTTGGGATGTAGCCAATAGAAGCGAAATTAAATATAAATTAAGTTTATTCAAAAGGAGATGAAACGCTAATGGCATTACCTAGCAAATTTTATATTTCTGACCTACATTTAGGTCATAAAAATATACTCGCATTTGATAATAGACCGTTTTTTAGCCTTGAAGAAATGACCGAAACTATCATCTCAAATTGGAATAGTGTTGTCAGCAAAAATGACAGCGTGTATGTTCTGGGAGATATGTTTTGGAACAACGCAGAAATACCAATAGTTCTTCCGAGATTAAATGGGGCCAAATATTTAATCAAGGGCAATCACGATAGAGTGAACGAGGAAATGAAAAACCACTTCGTCTGGATTAAAGATTATGCTGTTATCAAGGACGGCGAAGAACATGTTGTGCTTTGCCATTACCCTATAGCTCATTGGATTAATGCTGACTACGGTTACATTCATTTGTATGGGCATATTCACAGTGGTAGAGATACAAGACCTTTTAATGAATATGCTGAACAAATGAGAGAACGTGGCTTTCCATATAAATGTGCGAACGTAGGTTGTATGCTACACGATTACACACCTGTAACACTTGATGATTTAGGATTGAGGTGATATAAATGATTTCCAAGAAAATTCTTAATGCACTTACGAAAGAGCAACTAATATTTCTGATAAATCAATATCAGCATATGACATTTATTGTTTCAGAAGTTTGCGTTGATGAGGATAAGCAGCATATCTCGCCTGAACAGGCGATAGAAAAGATAAGAAAAGAACTTCGTAACTGTAATTTTCCGTCCTATGTTTCTATAGAAGTATTTATATCCATTTTAGATTACAAAATGGGCAGAATTGCACTTGACGAATATAAAGAAAGAATTGGAATTGGTTGAAAGGAGATAGAATGAAACTTCTCGAAAGTGTAAAACTTGCAATGCAATGTTTTTCAAATAGTTTTATCAACCGTAACTGCGAAATTGTTCTTATTCCAAAATTCAATGTTTATATTGGGCTTGATGAGGTGGAAACAGATGAAGATTTCAAAGTAAAACTTTGCGAGTGGCTAAGTCGAGATTGCTCTTGTGTGTTAAGATATTCACGAGACAAAAGGCTCATAAGATATTGGCAAGACAATACCAATGCTTTTAATAAAATTTGTGGAACTAATTTTACAATGGAACAAATGGATTATATTTATACATATTTGGGTAATGGCATAAACCATGAACTTACAAAACAGTTCGTAAGAAGCGGATTTGACCGTTCTATTATAGAGAAAATCGCTACAACAACAGAACTATGGGGAGGAAATAGAAATTAAATGAATAAATCTAGCGACAAAATTGTTAAATTAAGGAGAGTGCAAGATAACGGTCTTGAAATAGAAAAACTTAAATTGGAAAATGAAAAGTTGAAAAAAGATTATTCAAAATTGAATAAGAAAATTAAGAAACTGAATAAGAAAATTAAGAAAGTTGTGCTATTGAATAATTCAATTTATGCTTGCGAAGATGAGGGTGATGAGAGTGATGGAACAAAACTATCACTATAAAAACTTGGCAAGAAAGGTGTGTAGAAAATGGCGTGTTACAAGGCTATTGAAGAAGCAGTAAAGAATGGTAGACCAATCCCTGACGATGCTATTGATTTGCCAAAACATTATGATGATAAAGCGGAGTCTTGTTCTTCAAGCGGTATAAGTTGGGAAACTCTTATTAATGCAGATTATGAGCATTGTTTGGGCAGAATTAATTATTTACAAAAATACATTTCATCTTTGGAACAAAGAGTTGAACTTTTGAATGCTCAGATTAGTCTACTAGAGGCAAAGGGGTTAATGAGGAAACATTGATGAAAGAAATTAAAGTGGCAAAGTATTCCAAACAGTGGTGTCAAGCACGAATGACAATATCGGTAATTGTTAGTATTGTCTCTTTCTGTGCTTTTGTTCTGACAACGCCAATTATGGCACATTGCTATGACGAATACGGCTTACATCATGTCAAAACTATAGTAAGTATAATAGTGATTTCAACCTTTTTTGCAACATGGCTATATTGCTATGCAAAGGCTATGCAGTTTGAGAATTATGAGAACTTTATATACAATCGAATAAGGAAGAGTAAACGTAAACAAGATAGGAAATATAGAAAATGGCTATCTTAAAAAAAGGGGGGGGGTAAGTTTATGAAGGTATATTGCAAGGTATTTGACACCTTATGTGAACGCTACCTAAATTTAGGTGCTACTAATCGTATAGGATATCGAGACAAGGTATATAAGATACAGCAAATATATGATAAAGGGTATGTAGTATGTTATGCGCCTGAAGAAGTCCTATTCACATGGGGTATGACAGATGAAGAAATAGAACTTATGCAGGAGGTTGAATTTGCATGAGGAGGGATTGTAAATGACCAACCATCAAAAATTGCGGCAATTACCTGTAAAGCAACTGGCTAAACTGCTTGTAAAATATTGTCCAGATGTAGATTACTATAGTCGTCATTATGATTATGATGACGATTATGACTGTGGAGATGATAGCTATTATACATTTATACAACTTGACGGCAATGAAAGTGAAATTCGTTGTGGGGATGAAGAAACAGTTATCCTTGAATGTATGAGATATCTGAATAATCAGTACATAGGAGACGGTATGAAAATTAAAAAGAAACAATGTGAGGAGAGTGATTAAATGCGATATAATTTATGTTGTACATCGACATATAATATAAGAAAAATAGCAGAAAAATATCCAAGAATTAATAAATACCATCTTGTTACTAATCCAATTGGCGCTAATGGCAACTATTCAATAGGAACAATTGAAGTCAATGATCCTATACAGTTTCTTGAGGACATTTGTGCCGACTCAAGATGTGATGTAGAAATAATTATTGGTAAAGAGTATAAAAAAGAGTATAAAAAAACTGGCGAATATTACATCGAAATTTATGATGATTATAGGGAGTGAAAATTAAATGATTGGTGTTTTAGTAGTAACTGATAATATAAAAGAATGGGAAGAGAAGTTTCAGGCTTGTATGAAATTCACTTCAGAACGACGCGATATTTACGGCAATGAATTTTATTTTAAAAATGAAGTGTTTTCAATATACATTGTAAAATCTATAAAAGAGCAAAGAAGAGGTTATAGATGGAGTGCAATAATCTTGGACAAACCAATTGATACAGAAATCGAATTCCAGTTCCTTAGACCACGCATTTGTAGCGTGGTAAAGACCGACAACTATTATAAAGAAATTGTAGAAGAACGGAAAAGACGTAAATTTATAAGAGGTAAAAATGGCAAAGGAAATAAGGAACTGTTATGATGGCTTGCCACAGTATAATTATCTTGCATTAATGTGCGACAAGTGCGGTCGTGATGTAGATGAGTTATACATCGTAGGCGACGAAGACGAAGGCCAGAAAGAAGAGCTGTGCGAAGAGTGCGCAAAAGATAAAATCATGGATTACATAGTTGGATGTGATTTTAGAGTAGAAGAGCTGTGCGATATGGCAGTCATAGGGTATAAACAAATTGATATAAACGATTTTATAGATGACTATGATAATGATGGCAACCCAATCAAGAATATGTACTTATAAACGAGGTGGTTTTATCAAACAAGAAAAGGTAAATTATATTTTTTTAATGCTAAAAATACTTGTTATATTGCTGTTTATATTCGAATTTACAATATTACTAACCGACGCGCATGGTACGCCCATAGAAAAAAGAATCATTAATAGTAACGGAACCGAAGTTGGGAGGCAAAATGAAATTGATTGCCACCTCACTTCGGCTCGAGTTTTAGTCGGTCATTTACATATTAATAAAATGATTATGGCTTCAGACACCATTGTAAGAATGTCCGATATATTTATCATAGAGGAAGAAGATATTGTTATTGATAATATCGCCGAAGATATAATGAATGAACCTTGCGAACCAGAAATCATTATTGAACAGCCGAATAATTATATTGGAACGCTTGAGGGTACTTGGTATTGTGGTACAGATATGGGATACTCGACGCCACCATATGGCTCATCTGGGCGAACGCTTGAGACGGGTTATAGTGTGGCGTCTAATTATTTTCCGAGCGGTACCTTGCTTTACATTGAGGGAGCTGGCGTTACGGGGACTTACCGTGTCGATGATACGGGCGGTATGTCGAGTAACGTTATTGACTTTTACTATTGGGATAGAGCGTTCGTACCTCAAAGCTTTTTGATGTCGGGACGTATCAATATCGAGGTTTATATATTGTAATGGAGGAAAACAAATGAAGGATTGTTACACTTGTGACGAAAGTAATTGTGCTTTTAGTGGACAAAATTTTTCGTCAAAATATGCGGCTTCGCAGATTAATGCAATTTATTGCAACAGTAGAAAGCGTGCCAAAGAACAACTTGAGGCTTATGCAAAAGAACAGGTACTTGATATCAAAATATTGCGAGATACATTGTACGATGTTTCTTATTGCATAGGCTCTGAAACATGGGTTTGGATTAATCCGTCGTTTATGTGCAAGGGGATAAAGCCAGGCAAAGCTCTAATTGATGCCACCCTCGGCAAACAAATTATTCGTAATGTTATAAGGCCATGCTTAACTTTTGCCAAACAGTGTGAAGTCAAATACTTTAACCTGACAGAGATAAAGGAGGAAAAATAATGCAAAAATTTCAAACAATAATGATAGTAATTTCTTTAATTGCTGTGTTTTTATTGGAGCCAACTTTTATATTTATAGTTGGTTATTTTGGCGGTTTGATACTTAATTGGATTTTCGGCAGTATGGTTGTCGAAAGCCTAAATATAATATTTGGAACAGACAGGTTTGCTACTGATATGCTTCCGTGGTTGATAGCAACAGTGTCAACGTTTGCAAGCTTTTTCAAAAGCCACAATGTTGGCAATAATGACAAGTAATCGAGGTGACAAATAAGATGAAGGATCCAAAGGGAGCAAGACGTAAATATTTAGGTTACATAGAAATGCAACGAATGATTGCACGTTATCCAATTGAGTGTAAAGAGCTTGTGTATAGAAAAGAAACAGAAGAAGAAAAAAGAATAAGAGAAAAGCGCAAACTTATGAAAGAAATGCACAAGCAAAAATATCAATTACATGTATAGGAGTGATTATAATTGAAAAGCGCATTTATTAGATTATCGACAATTAAAGAGGTACAAGAATTTATAAAGATTGTATCAAGGCTAGATTTCGAGGTCGATCTTAAGCAGGGGCGTTACAGAGTACCTGCGACAAGCCTTATGGGGATTTTTGCCCTCGATTTAGGTGAGTTAATAAAATTAGAATTTGATGCAGAAAAAAGTGGCGTAGTTACGCGCTTTTTCGCACCTTTCATCGTGGAGGAAAGCAAGTGAGAGTAGAAAATGTTAAAATTCACGATTTGGGCGAAAGTTTCAAGGCAAGCAAATATCCTATGACGGTTGAGCCAGAAAAGTGTACAAATGAGTATACTTCCAGAATAAAAAGTCTTGGCAATAGCAAAGGAGGACACGATCAGTTTTTGAGCGGTGTCCTCGTTTCTTTTGATTTGACCTGTAGCAATAAAATGTGGATTGAGGCTGAAAGGTACAAATATTTGGTTTTCGTTTCAAGTCAATCTACCATGCACCGAATTTCCAAATTAGATATAGCCGGACAGTGTAATGAATATGTCGATGAGAAAATTATCGAGAGAGTCGATGGGCTTAAAGATATATATAATCAGACAAAGGATACAGAAGATTATCTTCGTTTGTTATACAATGTTCCTAGTGGCTTTGAACTTACCGCACGACTGACGACAAATTACCGTTGTTTGAAAAACGTTTGGGAACAACGTCATAATCATAAATTACCAGAATGGAGAGAGTTTTGCAAGTGGATTGAAAAACTTCCTTATTTCAAAGAGATGTGTTTGAGCCAATATTTCAAGGAGGGCAATAATGAGTAAACCGTTATTTTGTATTCTCGGAGCTTCGGCAAGCGGCAAATCAACGCTTGTGCAAAAACTTGAAATTGAGTTAAACATGAAACAGATTGCCTCTTACACAACGCGCCCACCAAGATATGAGGGCGAGGCGGGACATACTTTTGTAACTGAGGAAGAGTTTCAGAGTCTTAGCGACATTGTGGCATATAATTATTATCTGGACAACCATTATGGTGTTACGTCTCAGCAAATTGACGACGAAGCCCATGACCTCTATGTTGTCGATCAGACGGGTTTAAATGAGCTTAAAGAAAAGTATAAAGGCGACAGAAAAATTTATTCGGTATACATAGATTGTCTGCCTCTTAATCGGTATGACCGCTTGTTTGACCGCTATTTTAAAATGTACCAAAATAGCCTCGTGGCAACAAATCGTGCAATGAAACGTATTAAACAAGATGAAATTGAATTTGAAAACTGCAATCTTGTAGTGGACTATGTAATTGCCAATAATGATAATATTGAAACAGCGTATGAAGAACTAAAAAATTATATTCAGGCAATAAACAAAAGACAGGATAATAAAAATGAAAATAATTGACAAGAGTAATTATAAAGATGTTGCCCACCTTTCTCGTCCATATGGATTGTAATATTCAAAATATAAAATGTGAAATCTGCGACCAAGTGTTTCACAAAGTCTACTATACAGAGCTAACGGAGGTAACAAATGTTTGTAACCAAATTGGGTGAAAATTTTATTGAGGACATAACACTATTTAAAGGGCAATGTAAAGCTTGCAATTCTGAGTTTTATTTTGAGGAAAAAGAAGCCAAAGAATTGTATGAAAAAGGTGAAATCGGTCACTCAGAAGAAGAAATGCTTCGAGTTTCAATGGGTGATCCTTATTGTAGAAATGAGTTTGGAAAATACTCTCCTTATGAAGTACCAATTCTTATAACACGTTGCCCTTGCTGTGACGAACTTGTTAAACTAGACCAAGTAACGTGTACGCACGAAACATATGCTGAATTGAAAAATAAGCATAGAATTACATTAGAACGTCTTGCGAAATATAACGGAATATATCCTTTGAAATTTAAGTGTTCTAATATCAGGTTGTCTGTTGATATGAAAAATAGGATTGAAAAGTTAAAAGCATTAGTAAAAACATTAGCTAGATCGTAAAAAAGTTGAAAACAACTAAAATATAAAACCAACATTTTGTTGGCTCTTTCAAGAAGTCTTTGTACTTCATATAGTAAACCTGAACGTGTTTTACCATGTTTTATTCCCTCTTGTTTACCTGCCACAGAAATATCGGTACAAGGAAATGAATATGTCCAAAATTCAGCATAATCAAGATATTCGAGTTTACTAATGTCGCCTAAATTTTTTGAAAGCTTATTAGCAAGCCAATATTTTTCAAGCTCTTTTGATTTACTATTTACAAATCTGTACCAGTTATAAGGCTTGCTTTTCTGAAAATCATATCCAAAATTAATTTCTGTAAGCTGTCTAGCCATTTCTTCTCTTGTAGGGTATTCAGTATATGTATTTATTAGTTCTTCTGTAAGTCCACAATGAATAGAAGCGTAAGCTAAAACTGCATTATGGTCTATATCAGAAGTGTGACGTATCTCAAATGGAATACCCAATTTTTCTAAAGCCGAAGCTTGTGCTCCAATACCACTAAATAATTCGTTTATTGTCAATTTTTCCATTTTGTTATTCCTTTGTTTTTTTTATTTGTCTTTTTATCGAATAAAATGTTGGCTTTACCAAAATATCTAATGCTCGAAAATGTCAAAAACCTTGTGGGTAAAAAGTTTAAACCACAGTTTGATGAATGGGCGGCTTGGCTTGATGAACTTGGTTACAATACATATTGGAAAGTTTTAAATGCTAAAGATTATGGAGTTCCTCAGAATAGAGAAAGAGTGTTTGCAATAAGTATTCGCAAAGATATTGATGATGGCAAATTTGAATTTCCGCAGCCTTTTGATAACGGAGTCAGACTTAAAGATGTACTTGAAGATAATGTAGATAAAAAGTATTATTTGAGTGAAGAAATTCAGAACAGATTTATACCGAACAATGAAAATTTAGATACAAATATTGTAGGCACTACTAAGGGTAAACACAATCATCGCATAGGACAACGTGATTTAGTTTATTCCCCAAATGGCATTATGGGTGCATTGGTAGCTACTGATTATAAGCAGCCTAAACAAATTTTAGAAATTAATCGTTGTATTAAAGTTGGAGACTTAAATTATTATTCATATGAAACATCGAACAGAGTTTATTCAAAAGAGGGAATAAGTCCAACATTGACTACAATGCAGGGTGGCAATACTGAACCTAAAATAGCAGAGCCAATAGCCTATGTGAAAGAAGCAACTAAGAAAGGCTATGCAGAAATTTATGAAGGTGATAGTGTAAATCTGGAGCAACCTAATTCTAAGACAAGAAGAGGTAGGGTTGGGAAAGGTTGCGCACAAACGTTGACTACAAGTTGTAACCAAGCTATAGTTGAACTCGAAGCCAAAAGTTTTCGTGTTCGCAAATTAACCCCTAGAGAATGTTATAGGCTTATGGGATTTACTGATGAACAATTCGATAAATCACAAGCTTTTAGTTCTGATAGCCAACTTTATAAACAGGCAGGTAACTCTATTGTGGTTGATGTACTTTATTACATATTTGGAAAGCTGTTTGAGGTTAATATTGAAAATTTTATATAACCACCAACATTGTTGATGATAATGAAAGTATTGACAAGGCTTATGAAAATCTAAAACGATATGTGCTAGGAGTTATAACCAAACAGGAGGAAGATAATGATACAGAAACAGAATATAATTAACAGAGAACATTATGACAGTGTTATTTACTTATCTCACCCATATGGTGGCAAGCAAGAAAATTTAAGCGAAATAAATGAGTGTCAAAGGTTGTTGACTATAATGCACCCTGAGAATTTATATCTTAATCCTGTTGCAATGTTTGGCAATCTCTACGATTGTACCACTTATGAGCAAGGGCTGAACATGACATTGTTTTTACTTGAAGAACTGGCGGATTGCATGGTGATATGTTCTGATAACTATATGTATTCTAAAGGCTGCTTGGCTGAAATTGCATATTGCAGTGAAAGAAAAATTCCGTATAAGTATTTAACACTTAGCCAGATTAAGAAAGAATATGAAAAATACATAAAGGAGTACAGCAAGAATGGCTAATTTTATTATTGGTACTTTGATCGGGCTTGTGTTTGGCTTTTTGATAGCCTATAGGACAGTGATTGAGATGCTTGATGAATTAGACAAGAATGATAAAGGTGAAAATACCAATGGAACTGAAAACAAATCTGGAAAGAGCTAGACCTTGGCGAATCGGTGTAGATTGTGACAATGTTATCAATAATCTAGCAGAGAGTATTATTGATGTTTATAATAAGGACTATAATGACAATTTGTCTATTGCCGATATAACCACCTATAATATGAGACAGTTCTTTAAAAATGTATCTCAAGACAAATTCTGTGACTATTTCACGGATAAGAGGGTATGGGACAACATAAAAGTGCTTGAGAATTGTGTTGCTACATTGAAGAAATTCCATGATTTAGGTTGTGAAATTTACATAGTAACAGCTACAGCCCCACAGAATATTTCTAGTAAGGCGGCTTGGTTACAAGAACAACTTCCATTTTTAAATATGTATGATAGCCTCATAGCCATAAAGAACAAGCAAATGCTCGGTGGGGATATTGACATTCTAATTGATGATTGCGTAGACAATTTAGTTGGTGGCTATTATCATAAAATTTTATTTGATTATCCATGGAATAGACTTGGGTTTGAGTCATACGAAAACAACGCTCATATGTTACACCAAAGATATCGTTGTAGGAATTGGAATGATATTGACAAGGCAATTAACATGATTATGAAAACTGATATGGGTACAGAAATAGAATTAGACTTAAAGCCAGAGAATATAGGGAATACAGAAAACGAACAAAGAATAGAGTTTGTTGTGAACGATGATAAGGAGCGATAAAATGAAAGTAATAAAAAAAGACGGAACATTAGAAGATTTTGATTATCAAAAAATAATCAATGCCTGTAGCAAATCGGCTAACAGGGCACTAGAAAATCTTTCGGATAAAGATTATGAAAAAATTTGCTCTGCTGTTATGGACTACATAATGGAAGAAGATTTAGAAAATGATTGCATTTCAGTTGAGGCAATACACGCAATAGTCGAGCGCACCTTGCTTGACCTTTACCCGAAATCAGGTGAATGTTATAGGCAGTATAGAAATTACAAAAAAGACTTTGTTCATATGATGGACGATGTATATACCAAGTCTCAGGGCATTCGTTATATTGGCGACGTTTCAAATGCCAACACTGATTCTACTATGACTAGCACACAGCGCAGTTTGATTTATGGTGAGTTGAACAAGAACCTGTATGATAAATTCTTCTTGAATGTTAAAGAAAGACAGGCGGCTAGAGACGGTTATATTTATATTCATGATAAGAAAGACAGACTTGACGGCATAAACTGTTGTATTTTCGATATGGCAAATGTTTTGTCTGGTGGCTTTGAAATGGGTAATATTCATTATAACGAGCCTAAGACACTTGACGTTGCCTTCGATGTTATAAGTGATGTAACAATGTCGGCAGCTAGTCAGGAATATGGAGGCTTTACAATACCTAGAGTTGATACTCTTCTTGCTCCATATGCTGAGAAAAGCTATAATAAATATTTATCTGAGTTTTATGATACTCTTAGTGCAATAGAACATAAGGATGGCGTATACCTTGATACGATGAGCAATATTAATTTTGAAAACGAGGCTGATAAATACGCAACCAGAAAAGTCTATCGAGATTTTGAACAGGGCTTTCAATCATGGGAAATGGCATTTAATTCTGTAGGATCGTCAAGAGGCGATTATCCATTCATAGCTATTAGTTTTGGCATAGGTACAAGCAAGTGGGAAACCATGGCAAGCGAGGTAGCATTAAAAACACGAATGGGTGGACAAGGAAAAGAGGGCTTTAAAAGACCTGTACTATTTCCAAAGCTGACGTTTTTGTACGATGAAAATTTACATGGTAAAGGCAAAAAGTTAGAATGGCTTTTTGATGTTGCCATTGATTGTAGCAGTAAAGCGATGTATCCAGATTTTTTATCCTTGACAGGGGATGGTTATATTCCTGAAATATATAAGAAATATGGAAAAGTTGTTAGTTTGATGGGATGCCGCGCGTCACTATCGCCTTGGTTTGTAAGGGGCGGCATGAAACCAAAAGACGAAAATGATTACCCTGTCTTTGAGGGTAGATTTAATCTTGGTGCAATATCATTACATTTGCCGATGATATTAGCAAAGGCAAGGCAGGAGAATAAAGATTTTTATGAAGTTCTTGATTATTACCTCGAACTTATAAGAAACCTGCACAAAAGAACGTATGAATTTTTAGGAGAGAAAAAGGCATCGACAAATCCAATGGGATTTACTCAAGGTGGTTTTCTTGGTGGCAATCTCAACCCTAATGATAAAATAAAACCAATACTTTCAGCTATGACTATGAGTTTTGGTATCACTGCTTTAAACGAATTACAGCATTTGTATAATGGTAAGTCACTTGTAGAAGATAGTGATTTCGCCTATGAAGTAATGCAATACATAAATGACAAGGCAAATGAATTTAAAGAACAAGACCATATACTATACGCAATTTACGGTACTCCTGCCGAGAGCCTGTGTGGGCTTCAAGTTGAACAATTCCGCAAGAAGTATGGTATCATAGAGGGCGTATCAGACAGACCATACGTTTCCAACTCATTCCATTGTGGCGTATGGGAACATATTACTCCAGTTCAGAAACAAGATACTGAAAAGCGTTTTTGGAATTTATTCAATGGTGGAAAGATACAGTATTGTCGTTATCCTATATCGTATAATAAGGAAGCTATAAAAACACTTGTAAGACGTGCCATGGATTACGGATTTTATGAGGGCATAAATTTAGCATTATCATATTGTGAGGATTGCGGTTATGAGCAACTAGAAATGGATAAATGCCCGAAGTGTGGATCGGAAAATATAACTCAGATTGATCGAATGAATGGCTATTTAGGCTTTACTAGAATACATGGTAAAAGTAGATACAATGCCGCAAAGGTTGCAGAGATAAAGGATAGGGTGAGTATGTAATGAACTATCATAATATAACCAAGGATGATATGTTAAATGGTGACGGGCTTAGAACTGTCCTTTGGGTATCAGGCTGTAATCATCATTGTAAAAACTGCCAAAACCCTCAAACATGGAATAAAGATAGTGGTATACCATTTGATTTTGATACTATCTTTGAAATATGTAACCAGTTAGACAAGTCATATATTTCGGGTATAACATTTTCAGGCGGCGATCCTTTGTTTCCTGATAATCGTGAAATAGTATGCACAATATCTGCACTAATAAAAGATTGCTATCCTACAAAAACTCAATGGATTTACACAGGTTATAAGTGGGAGGAAATTAAAGACTTGCCTATTATGGAGTGCATCGATGTAGTCGTTGATGGTCAATACGAAGATGACAAACGTGACATAACATTAAAATGGCGAGGGTCAAGCAATCAAAGGGTTATTGATGTACAGGAAAGCCTAAAGCAAAACAAAGTTATTCTTTGGTGTGATTAATAAAAAAGGGTTTGCATTTTAGCAAACCCTAATAGATTATTAGCCGCCACAAATCATAATTTGTTCAATATTATGTTCAACGAATGATAGCGACTAATCACATCTTAATTATAACATATAGAAACAAAAAAGTAAAGTGAGGTATCTTAATGATTTATGTTGCAGAATTTGAAAAAGTAACAAAAGAGCGTTTTGAATATGACATGGTAAAGAGCGGATATACAGATTTTTCGTATGATAATATTATAATACCAACAAGAGCAACGTCTGGCTCAGCGGGCTATGATATACATACACCTGTAGCAATCAATGTCAAGGCGGGTGAAACCGTTCTTGTTCCATTGGGCATACGTTGTAAAATAGACGAAGATTGGTTTTTGGCAATTGTCCCAAAATCGGGTTTGGGCTTCAAATACGGAATGAGGCTATCAAATACCTTCGGCGTAGTAGATAGCGATTATTCACACTCGGAAAATGAAGGACATATTATGGCAAAGTTCTCAGTGGACAAGGATTTAGAGCTAAAGGCTGGCGATAAATTGTGTCAAGGTATTTTTATTAAGTATGGTATTACTGTTGATGATAAAGCCGATGGTATAAGAAATGGCGGCTTTGGAAGCACAGGAAGATAGTGTTGATTTTTGAGGTATAACAAATGGAACAGATCTACACAATAAAAGAAGCCGCCCAAATTCTTAGAGTAAACACGAATTACATATATCGAGAAATAGGCGAGGGTAAAATTAAAGCTATAAAGATAGGTTCGTTAAAAATACTTGAGTCTGAATTGCTTAGATATATAGATACAAAATCATCGTAAAGTAGAGTACGCACGAATGTGCGTGCTTTATTTTTTCGTATTAACTAAGGAGGAGAATTATGGCAAGATTAAATGTGCGTAAGCGTGGCGACAAATGGGAGTATCGTTTTGAAGGTGCGACAATTAACGGCAAAAGAAAACAGTACACAAAATCTGGGTTTACTAATCGTAGAGCAGCACAAAAAGCAGGCACGCAAGCCATGAACGAGTATAATAGAACTGGTAATGTATTTGTTCAATCAGAAATAAGTTTTAACGACTACCTTAAAACTTGGTTTGATGTAATTTGCGAAGCAAAACTTAATAAACAAACAAAAGCTAATTATCAGAAAAAGCTAAGACTATATATATTACCTGAATTGGGGAAATATAAAATAAGTTCACTAACTCCTCCTTTATTACAAAAATTTATAAACAAACTTTATGATTCAAAGATGAGCAGAAATACTTTGTCGGTTATTAAATCGATCCTTTCAAGCAGTTTAAGTTATGCTGTAGAACCACTAAATTATATTTCTTCAAATCCCATGGCATATGTTCAATTGCCGAGCAAACGTTTAGCAACGGTCAATTCTAAGACTCAACCGCATTATCTAATCTCGGAAGAAGATATGTTACGAATTTTTGAGCGTTTTCCAGAAACTTCTTCTACACATATACCAATGATGTTGGGTTACAAATGCGGGCTTCGATTAGGCGAGGCATATGGATTATGTTGGAACGATGTAGATCTGATTAACAAAACAATCTCAATAAACCGCCAAATACAATGGGACGATAGCGGAAAACGGTGTTGGTATTTCTCAAATCCCAAATATGATTCATTTAGGACAATAACTATAGACGATGGGCTAACCGAGCTTTTGCGACGTGAAAAACAAAGGCAAGAAGAGTATCGCCGTTTTTTAAAAGACAAATTTGTTTGTTGGTTTGAGGATAAAGACGGAATATTGAACAACGAACATAGAGGTAAAAAAATACATCCTGTCTGTATAAGAAACGATGGCAGTTATATACAGCCAAGAACAATGCAACATACCTCGATGATTATACACAAGAAGCTAGGTATCAATTTTACCTTTCACTCTTTAAGACATACGCATTGCTCAATGTTGTTGTCGGCGGGGGCTAAGCCTAAATATGTTCAAGAAAGGTTGGGGCATAAAAATATTCAAATCACACTAGGGATATACCAGCATCTCACAAATGAAATGAAAGAAGAGGGCGACGATATTCTTAATGATATTTTTGACTATGATGCCTGA